TCACCGCGCCACTCACACAAATATCAATCGCTTGTTGCCGAGTCATTTGTTGCCACAAGCAGTATCTCCTCTGCTCTAGAAATACGAACTCCTTACGAGCCATCTCTTCTACAGCTTCTTTAAGGTCAGCTCCTTTTCTCCACATCTCATGGTTGTAGATATTCTCAACCACTTTTGAGAGAACATCACCCATCAACATATGATGTTCTGAAGCTCTCTGTTCTTCGGGAGGAAGCGGTTTAGGCTTACCCTCACCCGCACCCAAGTCTATTCCGGGGTGTCCTTTTGACCAAAGATATTTCCGAGGACATTCCCGCATCATCTTTATGTGCGACCAATATAAGTTCTGCATTTCAACTCCGTTCTCTTTCTGTTCTATTAAGTCTCTCATTTTATCCCCTATATGTAAAGATTACTGATCAATATCCTCTAAATAAGCGAGAGTCACTTCTTTGACTTTTTGGGGAACTTGGAGTTGCAGAACTTTATCCCTAAGCGTCAATCCTTTATCGCTCGCGGAAGCAAGCGACTTCATTTTCTCAACAATCTCTTCCATTCTATCCTTATCTTGTTTCTCACTCGTAGCCTGTTCAATCTTAAAGACCTCATAGGCATCACGCATCTTTACATTGTGCCGATTAAGAGACACACCCTCTTTAGTGAAGGTTATTTCTACTACGCAAGGATTGCGGTCTAAATCATCTAAATGAAGCGCACCTCTAGTTAAAGACCCTGTGTTAATAACCCAACTTCCATTATCCAACTGCTCAATGCCTTGGTCTTTATGCCAATGACCAAAACACCAAACATCAACCTCAGAAATAGTGTTTAAGAAGTTATATCCAACGATGTCTTCACCCTCAAACATACTGCCCGTATTTCCTTTTCGGGCTAATAAATGACAAGCTACTATCAAGTAGTCTTCGTCTTTCTTTTTGATATTTCTGAGCCGGTCAAAGTCATACACGACCCCATGATAAGGCACACCCACAAGTCTTACTTTGAGACCATCTTTCTGAAAGATAACCTCCTCTTCATCTCCAAACCGCTTAAAGACTCCGGCTGAAAATAAAACACCAAGAGGCTGTTCAGGTAGATACTCAATCTGTCCATATTTCACATCGTGATTACCCACCAACGCATATGTCGGGCAAGGATAGTCATTATGAATATCACACGCCTCTCTTACTAAGAGATGAGAGTTCTTCACAGGTGACTTAACATCAAAGAAGTCTCCCCCATCAATCACACAATCAGCGTTTATTTCTTGAGCGAGTGTCCCTATCCATTTCAGCTTATCTGAGACATCTTGTCTCCAAGAACCCGTCCTTCTTTTGGGAGTCTTATCAGCAAAGTGAACATCAGTTCGCCAGATGAATTTTAACAATCATGTTCTCCTTCTCGTAAACAGACAGGGCATTGTCCCTTTTGAATCTCTGATGTAATATCATCGAGTTCCTGCTTGAGCTTAATCAACTCCGAGTCCACAAGCGGAAGTGCCATCGCTATTTTAGCTCTCTTCTCACAGAGAGGGATTAACTCCATATCCAGCGATAAGTCTATGATACTCATCATATCCTCTATATCAGAGAGAATAGCTATCGCGCTTAACATCTTATTCCTACGCTTCAAAAGAACCTCAAGCTCAGAAATATCTGAAAGCGAAGGTATTTCGGGTATTTCTAACTCTTCTAAGCCCACACCTAAAATGCCCTCATAAAGAAGCGCGCGCACTCTCTTCTTATGCGCTTTCTCTAAAGCCTCTATGTCAATATTTCCCTCAGTATATACAGGAAGTGAAAGTCCCTCTATCTTTTGAAGAGTTTCGTTTGTCTGAGAGAGTTTATTTCTAGCTGTTAAGAACTTCTCGGCTTTGACAACATCTGCTTCTAAAGCATCAACTTCTTTCTTAAGGGTATTTGCTTGAGCGATAGCGTTCTCATCAAATCCATCAAACAGCTTATTTCTGTTGAAGGCTGACTCTAAGTCTTCTCTCTTTACTTTGAGTCGAGAGGAGATATTTCTAATATCTGAGCGCGCATTAGAGGAAGCCTGTTCTAGAGCTTGTATCTTATCTACATCAGATAAGGCGCTGGATAAGACGCTAGGGGGTAAATCTAAGAGAAATATAGTTTCAAACTGACGAGCTATTTGAGGAAATAACTCCCTTCCGTCAACAACGATAGAACGAACCCCTAGTGCCTCAACCTCACTAGGGACACCAGAACCTGCTTTGGGAATCTGAACTCCGTTCACATCATAACGATTTACATTCTTGCCCTTTTCCCAAAGAACTTCATTCCCATCTTCAAATGAAATATGAACGGAGGAGTATTTCTCTCCATTACGAACATGGCTATCACCACGAGTGTTTGAGAAAACACCTGAAATGGCTCTGGCTAAAGCACTTTTACCGATACTATTTTCACCGATAACGACAGTGAGTCCTTTGATTTCGACTTCGGCTTCTTTTATGGATTGGAAGTTTGAAACTTTAACTTTCAAGATATTCTCCTTAAATGAAAAAGGGGGGTTGAGTTGCGTTAACTCAGCCCCCCTGTCTACGCAGGTCTAATATATCAGAATGAACGATTAGAGGTCGTCAAGGTCCGCTAAAAGGTCATCCTCTGTGACCTCATCCATCACATCAAAATCTGACGGAGACTCCTCAGAAGAAGACTTCGTCTTCGGGTCTGCGAGGTAAGGCTTAACCTGAGCGAATATCTGGTTCACATGGTCATTCGTTAAGAGTTCCTTAAAGGCATTAAGCCCCTGTCCTCTAATCTCACCCTCATTACTTTGCCACGAGAACCAAGCACCCTTCTTGGAAATAATACCTGCTTTGATACCCAGCTCCAAGACAGTACGCACATTGTCCACGCCTTCACCACTCATGAGAAAGAAATCTACTTCTTTGTGAGCGGAGTCTGACACCTTACACTTATCGAGCTTCGCCCGCACATGAGTTCCAAGAACCACATCTGACTGCTTACCCTGCATAGCGTCCCACTCCTTACCCTTCTCTTTGCCGATGACAGAGAGCATAATCTGAAGGGTTGAGAAGAACGACCAAGCCTTACCACCCTGAGGGATTTTCTTAGGTCCTGCGAAAGAAGGACCACCACCACCAATCGCCTCACGAAGCTGAGAAATACCGATAATCGCAGTCTCAGTCTCTGAAATACGGCTCTTAATCTTGGGCAAATACTGCGACCAAATACGAGCCGTCAGACCCACCGCCATACTTGAACCATCATTATTCTCAAAGAAGGCTTTTGGAACAGCAGCCCCCACCGAGTCTAGAACAATCAAGTCCACACCTGCGTCTGCCATTGAGAAGATATAACGCAGACCCGCTTCAAGGGTATCAGGCTGAATCAACATGAAGTGATTGGGGTCTGCCACAGGGACACCAAGAATAGAAGCGTAGCGGTGGTCAACCTCATGCTCCCAATCTATATAGACACAAGTGCCACCCTCGGCACAAACCTGAGCCGCTGTCTGCAAGGCGATAGTCGTCTTGCCTGCACCTGCAAGACCATAAAGGTTTGTTATCCTGCCCTTCGGGATTCCGGGGCAAGGGCGAACACCCTCTACATTCTCTTTCCCGCCAATCAGATAATCCAATGCCACACTCCCCGTAGAAATATGGGGAAGACTCTGCTTGAGTGAGTCGGGGTTCAGAGTGACCACATGGTCTTCTTTAAGGACTTTAGCCACATCTTTCGCAATCTGCGTTAAGTTCGCTTTTTTCTTTACAGCCATGTTAGCTCTTGCCTTTCCGCGTATCGGGGTCTAGATTCGACTCTCCCTTTATATAAGAAACATACCCACAGCGCGGTATGATTTCAGAAATATAAAACCACTCTCTCACAAGGAAATAATATGCACCTTCAAGATGGATATGCTTTAGCTTTTGAAATCGCTTCTGAACATCACGCTATGGGCGAGTTCCCCACTATCACAGCTCTCTTTGACCAAGCGAAGCTCTTCTCCGATTTTATTTCTGAGACAGATTTGGAGTCTGAGAAGAACCTTTGGTGTCTTCGACAGGCTTATTTATTTCTCAACGCTAAGTTTAATGCGCTGTTCTCGGATGATGACCTTTTAGAGATATATGCAATCTCAGAGGCTAAAGAGATTATTTCTACCGCGCGTGAGATTAAGACTCATCTTCTGACAACTTCCCAGCCGACCACCTAAAGAATCGGTCATCCTCTTTATAAGTTATACCCATACGCTTAATACGACCCGCCTTCTTCCCTTGAACATATTTCTCTAGTGAAGTGAAGTGCTTAACCTCAAGTTCACTTAACTCAGAAATATCTATCTCTTCATTGACTAACTTCCAAAAGCGACTCGCTGTGTAGCCCACCCAATAAGCATCCGCTTGGTGGTGATTCCATGCCTTCGCTCCTTGTCCATCTGTCACCTTCTTCGCAGCCTCTACCATATCCGCTTTCTGCATCTTCCAACCCTTCGGACGACCCAGAGCGACATGAGCATGAGCTTTCACTTGGTTTGGTGTCAGAAATACTGTATCTACTCCTTCTGACTTCAAAGCCTCATTTGAATACAGAAATAATCCGTACATACCTTCTGAATATAAGTCATTAAAGATGGGAGACTCTATCCCAACACGCAAAGTCTCATCTGGATATTTCTCTCTACAACTCTTTATGATATTTCTCAATCCTTCCCTAAGAGAAATATATCTATCTACGAAAATCATGTCTGAGTCCGTTCCCATCATGCCTTTATCTAGGAACTCAGCATTGTCGGTCATTAACACCCAGCCAAATGCTCTGAGTGAAGGGTCTAAACCAAGTATCATCTCATATCCTTTCACCTCGTGTGAGATACCCGCTCAATATCAGATTTTTACTTGCTTTATTGAGGGTTTCTCTTTGAAAGTTGAGACTCCTTATGAGAAATAAGCGTGCAGAAATAATTGCAAATAGGTATTTAAACCAGCTGTCTATATTTGACAAGCTCCCTGTTAAAAACTTAAGGGTCAGTCAACGAGAACTCATCAAAATATCTTCCGCACTAGGTGACTGCTATAAAGCTAATGGGAAATACTTTTTGGATAATATGTATGCCGAGCCTAATCTCAGGCTCGTACATGGAGAAGTCATGGGGCAAGGAGAACTAAGCGGCATATCTTATGGACATTGTTGGTGTGAACTTGATGGGATGGTCTTAGACTTCTCTAATGGCAGAAATATTGAGTTAGATAAAAGACTCTATTATGCTCTTGGTCAGATAGACCGATTGAATAATCTACACACATATGACCAAGAAACCTTCTCTGAAAAGATTTCTAAATTTGGCACATGGGGTCCTTGGGATTTGAAGACTAAAACAGGTCTTTAGTTCTTATAAAGACTCTGAATAAGAGAAATAAGAGCTTGACCCCTATTGGGGTATCTTGAGTCCACCATGAGCGACACTTTTAACGACCCCAACCGAATATAAAAAATATAAGTTTTCTCTGTTGTGAATGTTTCCACAAAAACTTCAAGGTCAGAGTCTAACTCGTGTATGTACCGACACTCCGTTGAGGAGGGTTGTCTTAGAAACCCGCACTCCAATAAAACAAGATCAAGATAGGCTAATAAAGAGCCTGATTCCTCTTTGTCTTTAAGACATACTCGGATTCCGTCTTTATTAAAGCCTGTTACATTAC